TTTTTTTATCAGATAGAAATGTGTTTGCAACTTCAGAAAAAATGCATTGACGCAAATAGACTTGATTTGGCTGAAGACTTAGCAAATATTGTAAGTGATGCTTTGAATCGGAGATGGAAATGACTTTTTATATTTTTGGCGGAACTGTATTTAAAACATGGCCGAAACTCATAAAGAAATTAGTTAAGAATGGCGAGATGATCCGAGACGAAACTAGGGAGTCAATTGAGGAGCAATTTACATTAAATCTTGATAATGTTGTTATAGATATTTCGATGCCAAATAGCCGACAAATTCCGGATGGATATCCATATAATAAGAAGTATTTAGAAGAGTACGGAAAACAATTCTTGAATCCGATAAATGATAAAGGATTTGAATACACTTATGGAGAAAGATTAAGAAGTTATCCATGTACTGATTATTATGACGAACAACATATGTTGGGACCAATAGATCAGATACAGGAATTTATTATAGACAGATTAAATAAAAATGTGGCTACCAGACGAGCATTTGCAATAACTACACATTGTGAATTTGATAATATACTTGATAAAGATGATAAGCCATGCCTCCAAATCGTAGATTTTAAATTTAACAAGGGATTATTAACACTGACTGCTTATTTTAGAAGTCAAGATATAATGGCATATCCTGCGAACGTTTACGGATTAAATGAACTATTGAAATTTGTTGGTAAAGAAACTAATTTAGATTGTGGGAAGATTATAACAGTTTCAAGTTCTTTGCACAGTTATGAACGGGATTGGAAAGATCTTCTTAAAATTGTTTATCCAAGTGAAAGATCCATGTTAGAGTATGGAGTATTAAGAAGACGTAAAAACGTGTTATTGGAAAAGTATGGTGAGGTTGCATAATGAGATGGCTATTATATTCTGGACCAGATTGTAACAGATGCAAAATGTTGAAGAAGTGGATGCGAGACAATAGTGTGGATTTTAGACAGATGATGATTGATGAGGATTTTATTGTAGGAGATCTTATACGCGAAACTGCGAGACGTGGAAATGCTAGCATGAGTTTGCCGGTTCTAATTTCTGGAAATATTTGTTATACGGAACGACAGCTTTGTTTGGATGCAATGAGACTTGACTATAAATTTTTAGAGGATAACATTAGATGAATATTACAAAAGAATTGATATATAATAAATATTGGATAGATAATTATACTATAAAAGAAATTGCAACATATTGCGGAGTATCTTATGGATGTATATATAAAAAAATGGTAAAATATAATATTCCACGAAGATCTAGACGGGAAGTTCAATTAGGTAAATTAAATTCGATGTATGGACGTCAACATACACCAAAAACAATACAATTATTTAGAGATACGCGGGGCGGTAAAAATAATATTATGTATGGAAAGCATCATACACAAGAAACAAAAGATATTATAAGCAGTAAAAATACAGGTAAAACACGATCTGATCAATATAAGAAATCGCGTTCTATAGCAATGAGTGGAAAAAATAATCCGATGTATGGCAAACGTGGTTCTGACGCACCGGGATGGAGAGGAGGAAAATCATTTGAAACATATTGTGTAAAATTTAACGAATCGTTAAAAGAATATATAAGAGATAAATATGATAGATGCTGTGTATTATGCGGAAAATCTGAAGAAGATAATGGAGCAAAATTATCAGTACATCATACAGATTATAATAAAAACACCCTTTGTAATGGAAAATCGTGGGGATTAATACCATTATGTAAGGTATGTCATGCAAAAACACATGGAAATAGATATTATTGGTTCAACTTATTAGGAAATTATTGGGCAATTAAGTGGGTGATATATTATGTTTGATTGGGAAAATGAACTAAAATCTCTTGCAGAGTTTATACAAACAAAAGATGCAGAATATGGACAAACATATGATAAAGCTGGAAAAATATTAGAAATTTTATTACCCGATGGAATATCGCCAGATAAATATAATACAATTTCTATATATTGGAGACTAATAGAAAAAATAGCGCGTGGATTAAATACAAATAATGACATTGATATTTGGCGGGATATTGTAGGACTCGGATTGAACGGATTAAAAATATATGATGAAAGACACAAATCTCGTTATGGACATTATGAATTCACATTTTCTTGTGAGTGATTAATAATGATATTTGATTTTATACATGTCGGACTATACACAATAATTTTTTTCTTTAGTATATTATGTATAGTATTTGCGAGTGACATTCTAGGAAAAAACGAAATTTCGCAAAATTTAATATGTTTCACGATATTCTTTTTAATAGCTGCATTTTTATTATATGTAGTTAATAATGTTTGACCGAAAACTTTATATAGTATTAAGTACATATAGGCAACTATGAAATGGCTGATAATGTTGGTATTGGTAGGGATATCTGGCGGAGCAACGATAGAAGATTTAGTGAATGATTTGGAACGAATACCGGAAAACACTACAACTGACGAAATAATTTTTGTCGTAAGTTGCGCATGGAATTATAACGTTTCCGAAAATGGTATAGTGACGCTGGAAGACGGATATTATGATTTGACGTGATATAAATGGACGCAACAGAAGAACTTTTGTTAAGAAGTGGGTTCCAGAAATGGGACAAATTACTTTTTGTAAAAATTTTGGTGAATCGGAAAGGGAATTATCGAGGAGGGAGATTGCACTTTTATCTTCCAGGATATGATCTTGGAGAGTTATACGATAGATATATATTCGATGCTGAATATAAAAATGGAGTTATTCTAGTTAGATATATTGATATGGTTAATAATGATCTTAATGAAGAGTTTATAGTAAGTAATGGGTTTGCAGCGTATGAACTTTATGAAAAACTTTGGGATGAAATTGTAGAGGAAATTCGTAAAAATGTTAGGAAGACAACGACGAATCGATTATGAGAAATTTCAGATAGTTGCAATAGTACGAAATAATCCAGGAATAACACGAAAAGAACTTCTTACAAAATTATCGATGATGGAGGGAACGTGGTACTTACGGAAATTATCAAGAAGATTAAATAAAATGGATTCAATAAAATGTATTCGATGGTTTAATAAAGATATTAACCGTTATGAATATAAGTATTTTATAAAGTAAAGCTTATGGACACTTGCCCCGACTAATAATATAACAGGACTTAATAGAATGTTTGATATAATAGATGGAAGATGGACGAAAGGAAATAAAAATCAAAACCGAGAAAAACGACCACCAAAAGAAGTTAGAATGATGGGACGTGGCGCGTTCGGACATTCAACAAAAGTTAATACGCGGTTGGATTCTGAGTATATAGAGTATACAGATGAGTATACCGGATTTGAATACGTGAGATCGAAACCCGCGAAATGCGAAGAGTGCGGATCACATCTTTATTATAATAATAATTATGAAGTTCAATGTGAGAAGTGCGGGTTAATTATTGGCGAGATCGACATTTATAATATGCAAGTAATAAAAAAGAAATATAAAAATGAAGAAATAGATGATGTCGATGATTACGGTCTAACGTTGGACGATTGGAAAAATATTAGAAAGTTGAGAAAGAATTATAATAATAAAAATATTAAAATATAATAATCATAAAATTAATCGGTGAATAAAAATGGTTCTCGAGTGGATGACAAACGATATGGAAAAGTATCTTAGGGCGAATTATCGAAAAACATATCGTGATTTGTCGGATGATATCACAGAAATTTTTGGAACTTACGTTTGTCCTTCAGAAGTTGGCAAAGCCGTAAAGATGTTCAGAGAAGAAGTTAAAGAGCGGAACGATACGGCTATTGAAGATATCCGACGTAAACAGATAGAAGTTTTGGAAGATTCGATAATTTCCGAACTAGCAGAAGCACAAATAACTCTTTCTAAATATAGATCTAAAGTGAATGAAGCATTTGATCAACTTGAGGGCGGTATTACTAATCCGAAAGATTATTATACTTTTGCGAGATTAGAAGAAGTTTATAATAGATGTGTTATAGATACCCAGAAATTATTATATGATACCCAGAATAAAAAAGCAGAAATTGGATTACAATTAGACGAAAATAATAAAAAGAGTTTAATTGATTTGATTAATGATGATTAATCTTCCACAGTGATAATAACGGCTTCTCTCCCTGCGTCATATTCCATATCGGACACGTCCAAGAAATCATCTGGTCGGTCTTCATAGTTTCGACGTGCATCAAAAAACACGTCATCGTCTAGCTGGTAGTCAGCTAGAGCCGTAATAAGCTGGTATACTTTCATCTTAGTTCACCTCAGTTTTTCACTATGCTATACTTAGCGGGAGACATATATAATACTTTCCCTCTGATTACACTAACAACTAAATAAGTATTACTACAGTAACACAACCATATCAATTAATACGTTAAATTCCCAGGTTGCGCGAACATGAACGAAATAGCCGCCAAACTTCGCGCGAAAGGGCCGATATGGTTTTGCGAGCGGATTCTTGGATCTTCGCTATTTGATTATCAGAAAGATATAATAAATGCAGTATTTAAATATCCATATGTTACTGTGAAAAGTAGCAACTCAGTAGGGAAATCTTATTTAGCCGCCAATTTAGCATTGGCATTTTTATATTTGCATCCAAATTCTATTGTTCTAACGACTGCTCCAAATGCGGATCAGGTTGAGAAGATAATTTGGAAAGAAATCAGACAATTATATAATAATGTTAGCAATAATTTTGATGTTGGATTAGGCGGGAATCTCTTACCGAAAAATCCAGAATTATATATAAAAAGTGATTGGTTCGCATACGGATTAACACCAAAAACTGAAGCAAGACTTCAGGGATATCACGCAGTCGATATTCTGCTAATTATTGATGAGTCTGGCGGCGTTCGTGACGAGATATTTGATGCTGCAGACCGCATATTGACAACTTCTAATGCTCATATTTTACAAATTGGCAATCCAAATCCGCCGAAGGGAAACGAGGGAAACAAATTTTTTGATAGTTTCAATTCGCCATTGTATAAAAAATTTTCAATAAGTGCTTTCGATACTGCTAACTTTAAGTATTTTGGTGTTACGCGTGATAAATTAGAATCGGGTGAATGGAAAGAATTAGTTAAAAATGAAGAAATGCCATATCCATACCTAGTAAATCCGGCATGGGCTTATAACATTGGTGTCAAATCTGGATTTGATTCGCCAGAGTATTATATTGGCGTTTTGGGAGATTATCATCCAGAAGGATCGGCGGCGTTAATTCCATTTGATTGGCTTGAAAAAATAGTTTGGAATTAATGTTACATTTTTCCAACGTATCTATATAATCCTACCAGAAAAATAAAAGTGATTAATTCCAGAATCATTTTATTCATCCTCCGGAATAGTTACGTACTTTTGGAGTTCTTCGGACCAATACAAATTAGTAGCGGTTGGCGCGTTGCATTTATCACAGTGAAATATTGCGCCCCTACTCGACACTGATATATGTCCTTCTTCGCTTCCGCACCATCCACATTTTGTGTTCTTCTCAGTGTTTGCCATAGTTATTACTTAGGCTGTGAGATATAAGTACTTTTCGGTCGAATCGCACTAATAAACTTAATAGTATTCTGCACGTATCACAAATTGAAATAATCGTGTTATTTCCGGGAGTTGTTCGCGAATGGACCGCATGGTTATTGGGTGTGATGTGGCTTGGATGGGAGAAGATTCTTCTACGATTGCAATCAACGAAAATAATAAAATTCATCCTATAATAATAATAAATAAATTTGATCCCTACGAAGTTGCAAGAGAAGTAAAAATATATGCAGATGAATATAAACCAACGAATATTTATATTGACGTAATTGGTATTGGCGCTGGAGTTGTAGCGGATTTATTACATTCTGGTTATCCTGTAACTGGAATAAATATAGCTAAGTCTGCGTGGAATAAAGACAGATTTAAAATATTAAGAGATGAATTATGGTGGAATCTCCGAGAATGTGTCAATCCAAGAGCTGATAATCCAGTGTTACTTCCTGATGATAAAATACTCTTGAAAGAAATTTCTAAAGTGAGTTACGGTTATAGATCTGGAAAAATCGAGATCGAAAGTAAAGATGAGATGAAAAAAAAGATTGGTCATTCTCCAGATAGATCCGATGCTGTTTGTCTCGCTTTAATCGGTTACGAGCACACTAACCAAAAAACTGGCGGAAGTTCCGGGTTAGGAATTGGATGGGATAATTATTAATATCTTCTGTCAGATGAATATTAAATCAAACTCCGATAAAATATTTTTATGATCACTTATTGAGTGCCCATTCAAGAAAGTCTCGTCGCGATTCGAACATTAATATAGTTACGTTGTAATCTTTCTCAATTTCCTCGACGATACCAACAATAGTATCGTTTCTTCGGGAGCCAAGTTTTGTTTCGCTGTCGTCTAACGAAACAAAAATATATGCAGATTCGCAATAATGTAACTTGTATATCCGCCCATCATATTCAAATGCTATTATATTTCTTGGACGCAATTGTGATGGCAAAATTTCGCTAGCCGTTAGTTGATTTACTACGATTTTCATACTTACTTATTACAACGCCATTACTTAAATAGTTAACGGTCATTCTATCCATTCCTTTCCATCATAACTATCAATATAATATCCGAGATTTATATATACAACTTCTAAATATCCGTCAGACGACGCATTTTTTCCAAGAGTTTCAACTACTTCCACTAAAAGTTTATCATGTCGTTCATAGTCATCTGGCCATCCAACAGACCATTCATCATTAGTTTTATTATATTCTTCTAAATCAATAATAGCTTGTGGATGACCTCGTTCGGCAAGCCATCGAATCGCATCAAGTGATAAATGAAATCCTCCATAAGAAGTATGTATTACAATTCCCATTTCTTCCACTTGAATAAACTCTTTCATACTTACTTATTACAACGCCATTATTTAAATAGTTAACGGTCGTGATTCCATGCTTCAAAATATAAGACAGAAAATATCAGATAAAATATATACTAATGCTAAATCGACTGGTTCTACTTCTGGCTGGAGTTACGCCTTGGAAGCTGCAGAATCGGACTACGGAAGTATTGAACTAGATGATTTACGCCGTGGATCAAAAAATGATGTAGTAGATAGAGCTTTATCGGCGTGGGTGGATTTTGCCCTACAACTCGATTATATTGATGTTGATCCACCATATAATGAAGAACCCACAAAAGAAGAAAAAGATGAAATCGTTCAAGAGCTAGAAATAATCAATAAAATAATTAAACCGTCATTAAGTGTAAAATCCGCAGCTAAAGATCAATGGATTTATGGAAGTGCCATATTTAATTTTGTCAATGGATCTCTTGAAAATTGTTCACTAAGTAACGTGCCAACTTCATTTAAAAGACTTCCGCCATATTCTTTTAGTGAATTGCCCGACACTAAACCAGAAAATTATAGAGAAGCACAATTCTTGAAAGGAATTGTATATAATCCAGCAGATGGATCTTTCACGTATACACAGAAACAAAAATCTTCTAAAGTTGATTTGCCTGCAGAAACTATTTTACATGTGTTATCCCCTACTTCAGAGTTTCCTGACGGTGATTCTAAGTACGCTAACATCAACCATATTGTTAAACAGTTAGCAGATATCGAAGTTGCGCGAATGCAAACCATAAGACGATTAGGAGCGCCAGTCTTATGTTTTACTGTTGAAGCTCCACCGGCAGATGGAACTGGAAAAACTTATAGAGATGCAACTGGGAAACCAATTTTCGTAAATTTTGGCGACAGAATGGCCGAAATTCAGAAAGTCGCAAAAAATCAAAACCGTGGTTCCATTTTACTTTTGCCAGATTTTGTTAAAGTTGAAGTTCTTAAGTTAGATAATGCACTTAAAGCAATTCGCGACGAAGCAGAAGCGAAAGAACTTAAGATAGTTCAATATGTTATTTGCCGAGACTTTACAGAAAATCAGGGAAGTTCTTTATCTGGGTCTAGTGCTTCCGGACTGGAATTCTTGAAATTACGCGCGGAGGGTCAGCGAGAAGACATCTTCGAAAAATTTGCAGAGTTTTATAATAATATTTTGAAAGAGAATGGCAAAGAGGGATGGAAAGTCCGGCCAGTCTGGAAAGAATTAGAACCGAAAAATCTTTTGAATGATGCTCTGATTGCGAAAGCGATGGTCGAAGCTGGAGTATTCACGGAAAATGAAGTGAGAGAAACTGTAGAATTCCCTGAACTTTCCGAGGAAGAACTTCAAGAAAAATCTGGAAAAGATAAACCAAGTGAAGAAATTTCTGAAGAGAAACCTATTGAAAATTCGGCAATTATTTTAAATGAAGAAATCAATCATGAAGTAGAAGGTCAGCTTTCAGATGAAGAATTGGCAAAACTTATTAAAGAAAAGCCGTTAGATGTTTTGAGATCGAAACAGAAGTTGGAAAAAATAGAGAAGATTTTGGGGAAATATATTAAAGAGACTAAATAAAATGAAACTTTTTGTACTAATCAGTGATAAAATAGTTAAAAGTGTAAGTAGCATCTACGATTTTATTATGTTTAGAGAGTTTGGAAATGAGAATGTAGCGTGGTGAATATGAAGTATTTACTTGGAATTATATTTTTAGTGTTATGTTTTAATGGTTCCGCAAGTTCTTTCGCGCAAGATATTGTTGGGAGTGGTGCTATTTCTTCAGAAATATATTTTGAAGGAGTTGGAAACCATATTAGAGCCACAGATGGAACTCTTGCAATCGGCAACAAGTTGACTGTCGAAGATTCTGCATTAAGTCTTTATTCGGGATTCAATCTTAAAAATGGAACAGATGGAACTTATCGAAGTTGGGGAATCGTCGGAGATACATCACATTCGATAAATATTAATGACGCATCACAAATATTTATGATTTCGCAGTTTGCTTCAATTTCCGAACAAAAAGATGAACTCGACAATAATAATGAGTATGTTGATGGCGGTCAAACATCAATTGCAGGAAATTTTACAGGTTATGCAGTTGAGAAAATCCGATCTTCTGACAATCGAAATAAACCACTAGAGTTATCTACTGTGAGAATGGATGGAACTTTCGAAATTAATTCCGAGGTGAAAATTTAATGAAGAAATTTGGATGTTGTTCTTCGGGAAAAGCAGTTGGAGAGCATGGGTGGCTTTCAGATATTTGCCACGGAACTATTGAAGATTTTGTTACTCCTGGCGGTTGGCGGAAACTTCCCGGTCAGCCAAAACAGTATACAGATGGAGAAAATTCCAAATGGTATTCCCGTGAGGAATACATGAAAATGACTGAAGAAATGATCGGGATAAGAATAGATCCGGAAGAAGCTTTGAAAGAAATGCAAGAGAACACTGGAAAAGATTTTAGATTGTGGAAATAGGAGGAGGAAATTATTATGGCTGAATTTAGAAAAGATGTTAGGAATACAACTGTTAAACAAATTTTGAACATGCTGGATGGACTCTCTGAGATGGTTAAAGAAAGACTTGATCGAAATGAAATGCAGATGGTAAGATCTCAGAGTGCGGATAATGGAAGCGGATTCTTATATGCTCCTGATGGAGTTGGCGACTTGCAGATCTTCCTAAAAAATATGGGATCTCTTCGGCAAGCTGTAAACGATGGTCTCGATGCTGCAGAATTAGTAGCGAAAGGATCTAAGCCAGTTCATCACGACTATGAAGAACTTTCTATAAATTCTTATAGTGGAGATTCTACTGACGTAACTGAGTAGATTTCTCTACTAAATTTTTTTTGTTGTGATTTTATGGCAGATTTAAAAATTTCGATAGATACCGCAGAACTAGATAACGCAATCGAAAAAGCGGAACGATTACTAAATATTCTTAAGGAATGTAAAGAATTGCAAGAACCTACCCAAGAACTTATTAGTATTTCTTATGAAAAATGTTGTGAATGTCCATATAAAAGATGTTCTGATCCAATTTGGTTATACGAACCGTGGAGAATAACATGCGGTGATAGAACTGGAACATCTCCAGAACTATATAGAAGTTATCATACGTGTTCTTCAGATTGAAGTTTTTTCTTTGCGCGAAGATACATAAAGTGATTTGGGTGAGATGGATCGGACCATCTCTTGATTTTCATGCGTTCAAATTCTCCTTCTAAATGAGAAATAGAAGAATGGCATGATACCACTTTATCGCCCTCTCTTATTGTACTCGATTTTCACAACGTCCCAAAACTTGAACTCGTTTTCGAAAAGCATTGCAGAATCGCTTCCAGTTCCGTGGTACCATCCGTTTCTGTCGTGACCAACTCTTTTGCATCCCCAGTTCGGATGGTCTTTTGCTTGAATATATATGCCGTCTCGGATGTTTTCACGAGTCAGTGTTTCAACGATTGTTATTTTTGCCATAGATATTACTTAGCGTGTGAGCATATATACTTTGTGGTTGAATTTCCCTGAGAAAAATTATAAAAATTGATTTATGAGAAAAATAGTCAGGAATTCGCGACGGAATTATTTCGACTCAAAACAACTGTGTTTTATTTCTGGTGCTACTATAATTTGCATTCGTAAACACCACGCAATAGGCATTCCATCCGAATCAGCTTTCCCGATATTGCCGCAATGAATACAATTATAACACGTACCATATTGTATTTTACGGAAACTATATAGTTTTTTCATAGTAATTTCTCCAAGAAAAGTATTTAGAGATATTTATATATCTCTATTTCTTTTCCCATGAATTTCTCAGTCACTATTTCAACTTCTCTGATTCTGATACATTCCGGACCGAAGTCTGCTATTGCACATCTTCTGATTGCATCGTCTTGGTTCTCGAATGATCCAAATGGAGTTTCGTATATATACATTTCATCTCACCAATACCTACTTAGCGTGTGAGCATATATACTTTTCGGTTGAGATGTCCAAGAAAATTATAAAAATCATTTTTCAAAAAACGGACACATTTTGCAATTTATATACTCTGAAATGATTTCTTGATATATTTTTTCTTTTGCTTTCCAAGCGGCTGTTCTGGCAGGCGACGGCAATTTACTTTTACCTGCCATCTTACGTTCAAATTCATCCCATGATTTATTATAAGCATTGGAAAATATATTTTGTCTCCATGCTCCAACTTCGCGAAACTTCATGCAATGAAATGGACTGATTATTTCTTTAGCGTACCAATTTTTAAATAATATATGTTGTTCATATCTAACTTGAATACTTTCCTCCATTATCAAATGTTTACAGTCATCAATGCAATATGGACTTCGCGCAACTATAGTTTTGCGAAGATTAAAACGATTTTTATATTTCTGGTGAAATTCTTCCATTTGTTCCCGATTATTGCCAGCAATATAAAGTTTATAATACAGATCTGCGTCGCTCATAGTAATTTCTCCAAGAAAAAATTATAAAAATTGATTTATGAGAAAAATAGACGAAAAAATATTATTTTCTCTTTCGTCGGAATAGTTTTGCACATTCAGGGCAAACATCAAATTCTGCATGTATTCCAAACGTTGAAGATATAACGTGTTTAATCTCGGATTTATCCAAGAACCGTTTACAGTTATCGCATTGTACTATTTCCATGTGAAAATCTCCAAGAAAAATGTAGTTAATCAGTCCATGATTTAACTCTTTTATGAACTGAATATTGATCTCCGCCGATAGTTGTTATGATTTTATAATTTCGCTCGTATAATATTCCTCTGGAAATCGACTTGACGTTATCGATCTTTGCCACAGATTTTCCTGCAAATTTCTCGATTGCTGCAGGGAAAGATGCAGCTGAGATTCCAGATGATACTACCCGGCCAGCGGGATATTGTCTCACATCAAACTTTGCCATAGATACTGCTTAGTTGCTGATCATATATACTTTTCGGTTGAGATGTCCAAGAGAAAATTATAAAAATCGTTTTATGAGAAAAATGGCCGAGAATTCGCGAAGGGAGTATCAGTGATCAATATATATACTATCGGGAAATACTATATTATTTTAGGAGTTTTATAAATGTTTTCGTATTATGGCAGTAAAAGTAAAATAGCCAAATATTATCCGAAACCAAAATATGACATTATTGTTGAGCCATTTGCTGGATCAGCTCAATATAGTAAATTATATAGAGATCGCAATATTATTCTCAATGAAAAATACGACGTTTTATATAATATTTGGAATTGGCTTATCAATGAAGCCACCGTTGAAGATCTACAGAAATATACAGAGTTTAATAAAGGAGATAGTATAAGAGGTTTGGATTTGCATCCGTCTCATTTAGCACTTCTTGGATTTTTTGTAAGAGGTGGTGATGCATATCCAGGATATAAAATATCAAAATGGGCTGCAAGGGGATCAACAAACAGAATTAATAGATTAATTAATATATTACCAGAAATAAAACATTGGAAAATATATTTCGGAGATTATAGAAAACTACCCAATATAGAAGCTACATGGTTTATCGATCCTCCATATCAACATGGCGGGAAACGGTATAAAATTCACGATATAAATTATGAAGAATTGGCAGAATGGTGTGAAACTAGAAACGGTCAAGTCATCGTTTGCGAGAACTCGAAAGCAAACTGGATGAATTTTACTCCATTAAAAAAATTACATGGTCAAAAATATACAACTATGGAATGTATGTGGGTAAACGACCAATCTATATAGAGAATATAGAGACCCTCCATTTTTTTATTTTGAAAAACTTTTGGAGAAAAATATTTATAGTTTACATACGTTGTGTTATCTATGAAAACTAAGCAATGTATTAAGTGTGGAATTATCAAAGATGTTGTAGAATTTAATAAACATAATAGTACATCAGATGGTTTAGATTCGTGGTGTAAAGACTGTCATAAACAATATTTTAAAGAATGGACAAAACAACACCCAGATAAAATAAAACATTATAGAAATACACATAATAAAAATCATCCCGATTATGCAAAAAATTATTATAATAAAAATAAACATAAAATTATAAAATATAATGCTAAATATAGAGACACTGAAGACGGCTACAAACATACGTGGTGTTCTACATTACACCGACATAAATATAAAGGAATTTCTATAAATATAACAACGGCAGAATTATTTGAATACGTTAAAGATATTAATACCTGTAAAATGTGCGGGAAAATATTAAATTGGACTAAAAATGGAAAAAAAGGAGCGACACACGATTCTCCCACGCTGGATAGAATTGATAACGAGGATTATATAGATTTAAATAATATTCAAATCTTATGTTATCAATGCAATGCTGGAAAACAAAAGATGACAAATGACGAATACATAAATCAATGTAAGATGGTATTAGAAAACAATGGTTATATAATAATAAAGAAATGATTTTGTAGACCCTCCATAAATAATATTTGAAAAACTTTTGGAGAAAATATATGTAAAAGAGTTAAGATCAGAAAAATTGGCGGCTTGATATTATTTATTTGCTAATATTTTTAGTGCGTTTTCGTATCGCTTTTTGAGAGAGTCCTTCTTCATAGGAATGTCTTTGCGGGATATATTATCAAACAGATCTGCGAATTTTATATTAATAGCATTATCTGAAGATTCTTTAATACGATTTATATAATTCTCGTAAGATTCGTCTTCTGTACGAGTGAGCATTTGCACATCTGAAACAACTTTATTCACTGTCCAATACGGATATCCAGAAGATTTATATAATATTTCTCTAATAATATCTGGAGACAAATCTGAATCTTCCAGAACATCATGCAGGATTGCCGTTGCGCGTAGTATATCTATGTCCAAATCTGAATAATTTTCAGGAATTTCTATACGCATCATAACGCGCATCGGATGATATATAGCAGGTAATCCAATTCTATCATATTGCCCGGCATGAGCATCTACAGCTATTTTAATAGCAGTATCTAATAATTTTCCCATATACACATATACGATTCAATCTTATAAATAAGTTTCGGTGAGAAAATGAGAATAGAACTTTTACAAGATATTACT